GACAGAGGAAAATAATCTGTAGCTCCAGATAAATCGGTGCAATGAACTGAAAGACCCTTAGAGAGGTGTTCCTGAACAATCAGAGAGGCTTTGTTCTGATCATGGGTGCAATCCCATGGTAACTGAGCAAGCTTACGATACAGAACATCTCCAAGCGGTTTAAGCATAGCTTGGTAGACCCTATTCGGGTTAGCAACGGCGCGCAACTTAAAGCCGGGCTCCTGAATAAGTCCTATTCTCCCAACAAAGTCATTCTGACTCCCTTTGATAACGTGGTTAGTTCTAAACCCATCATTATCATCGTGAGGCATGGTACTTTGAAAGGACCCTGACTCACCGTTAAGAACAAGGTCAACAATTGACTTAAAGTCTTTACGGATTGTTCTACCTGTTTTCGACAAGTAGAGAGTCAAATACTGAGAATTCCAGTACTCAACCTCAGGATAAGTCTTCCCATTCCAATGGGGGACTCTTTTGTCGGTACTGGGTTGGTATAACCAGTATGGGGCAGGATCTCCAATATCGAGTCTACCTACAGCCTTGCGGGCTGCTTTCCGAACACCTTCGACTATATCTGTAGGCACAGATATAGGGTTGCTTTGGACACCATCAAGAAATTTCTTAAGCTGCTTCTCAGTAGCTTCTGGTGATAACCAGGAGGTGTAAGACCTCAACAAAACTGACACAGCGAACCGTGTCTTTTTGTTGGAAATTGAGGCCTTGAAAAGGTAACCAATTACTCCAGATGGTCTCCCATCAGGTGTCTTGGAATACCATTCCCCAATAGCTGGCAAACCGGCTTTATACCTGATCCAATCGGTATAAATATCCTTACACCGGTTTACCGTCCATTCAATACCAGACGAATTACTCCAGAACAAAATTGTTCTCATGTAGTCCGAAATGATATTGTTTGGTAATGGTAACGCAGCAGCATAGCAACCTGTCTCTCCAATAGACCTTTTCAGGACCTCCATATGGGGGTTCATACCTATACTCCTTTTTAGGATACTAGGGGTCTTATTAGAAACGACAGTCTCTAACAGGAAGCGTAGCTCTAACTATAACCAGACTAACTGGTCAGCAATTGATTGATCACAACTATATCTTCATCAGATATAGTTACTAGCGACATAGAGGAAAGCTCCTTCAGGATCAGCTGTGACCTTTGTATAATCAGCGTGTTAATAGCATGTTCGATAGACAGAGGAACACTGATGGCTGCAGTAGCCGAATCGTTCATAATCTTACGTAATGCCTTAAGTGCCTTTAATTGGGTCAAGGCCTTGCCTAAGTTGGATTCATCCTGTTTAAACACTAGATAGTTTAAATCCACGTTACTCGTTAAGAGATACGGAATGTCAAGATCTTTCATATTGCTCTCCTTATAAGGTTATCGAATGGAG